GACCTGTTACTGATTCGTAAGATAGTCTTGCCCACTCCATTACTGCTTGAGCTCCGGAAGGTGTAATTGGATCATATAATGTCATATCCATATCATTCCACATTCTCTTTCCTCTAATCTTACGATAGGAGTTGATGTGGTCTAGTACAACTTCCCCATCTTCAAACGAAGGAGCTGATACTGTTTTTATCATGAATGATGGAATGTTGTCCATGTACATGATGAATCTATTCTGTACCTTCGGTTCGAAGGCTCTAAACATAATTTCGTTTGGATCTAATACTGCCATTTTATTTATTGTTTATTATAAATATCTTAATTTAAATTTATCCTGCAAAAGTTGCACCAGTTGGCTCAATTGTAAAGTCTAGTACTACAAATTCAGCAGTTTTGGCTGGTTGAATAAAGATTTGACCTATTAATTGATTTCTATCTACTACGTCTGCAGTGTTGTTTGTGTCGTCCATTACTACTCTGTAAGCGTAAAGACCTTGTCTTTGTACTACCGACTCTAAGTAAGGATTTACTTTAGCTAAGAATCTGTTTCTAGTTGTTAATGTATTTTGTTCGAATACTAAGTTTCTTGATTCATCTCCAATAAACTTTTTCAATTCAATTAACAATCTTCTTACGTTTACTCTGTCTAATGCTGATGCTTTAGTCTGTAACGTTTTCTGACCGAATACTGATATTCCTTGTCCTGGGAAAGAAGCGATTGGATTTACTTTCTTAGAGTATAGTGTATCTCTCTGAGTTCTTGTTAGTCTCTTTTGAGCTTGTATTACTCCTGTAATTCCACCTCTTACTAATCCTGCTGGTGCAAACCAAGGTGCTGAACTGTTATCTGTAAAAGCATATACTCCTGGAATAACAACTGATGCTGGAATCCATTCGTTTCTACCTGTTGCAGATTGAGTCTGTAACCATGGCCAGTATGATGCAGCATAAGAGCTGTTAAGGTTTAAAGCTTGAGTTGTTACTGCGGTTTCTCCTGTTACTGAGTAGTCTACTAAGTCTACTACTGCTATACAGTCTCCTCTAGTTTCAGCTAGTGATATTATACTGTCTATTGGTGTAGAGTGTCCAGCTAAGTTATAAGCTAGTCCCGGTGCTGATATGATATTAAATACGTAGTCGTCGTTATTCTCTAATACCGAAATGATATCTGAGTAGCATCCTCCTACTAGTCCTTGTGAATCAGTTCCATTGATATTTCCGAAGAAATTTGCTGTCTGTAAAGGATTAAATAATGCTCCTGTAGCTCCAAAGAATGAACCAGATTGTGCGAGTGGAAGTGAAGCTACATAACTAACTCCTTGAGAATCTGTGTTAACTGTTAATCCGTCATTTGCTAAGTAATCTAATGTCTGTGCTGGTACTGAAGAAACTCTAACGTAATTTGATTTATTAACGTACTCTCCTTCTGTTTTAATATATTTTGAACCATCTTGGTCTGTTGATAGTACTTGACGTTGATTTCCTATTACACTCTCTATGTAGTTTGCAGATTTTGGATCTAGAGATACATTATTAAATGTCTCTAGTACAACTTTATTTTTTAAACTATCATCTCCTTGACGGATGCTTACTGTAAAAGTTCCTTGTTCGGTATTAACATTACTTATTTCCCATCTAATATTATCAGAGGTACCACTAACTAGTGAGTTATCTGAGTTTTCTGGGATAGTATTAGTATCTGTTGCATTATTATATACTGTTCCTGAACCTATAGTAGCTAGTATAAATGAATCACTAGTGACAGTTGGTGTTACTGTACCGCCTGCTAAAGTAAGTACTGCAGTATCTGTTGGGACTGCTGTTCCAACTCCTACTCTTAAGAAGTAACCGTTAGCTGCTGTTCCTGGAACTCTACCGTCTAATTGTATAGTATCACCTGTTGCATTTCCTCCTCCTATTACTGCTATTCCAGCATTAGTTATTTCAGCTTCTAAATTATCTACCGTTCCGTCAGCATCTGCTCCTATAGCAAAATACCATTGATTAGCTGCAGGAATGTCTGCTGGTAATTCTCCGTCGATTGCTGTAAATTTATACTCAGTCCCGTTTGGTGCTTCTACTATGTACTGCTGACCATCTAATGCTTGATCAAAAGCAGTTGCAGTACCGGATGCTGTTGCACCTGGTGCATAAGTCGTATTATTAGTAATCTTAGTTGATGCAGCAGAAGAAAATGATCCTGTTACAGCTCTAGATACTAATACTGAGTTACCGCCTTGTTGAAAATAATTTTTAACTGCTATAGAAGTTAAGAATTCATAAGAGTTTGAACCTGAAGTGAAAGTAGTACCGAATTTTCTTACATAGTCACCGTAAGAGGTAACCAATGTTGGAATTTCTACCGGTCCTTTTACCGCTGGTCCAATAATTGCAGCGCCTGCTGTTACAGGGGCTGGTTGAATAAATGAAATGTCATTTTCTCTTGTGAATACACCTGGAGAGATAATTGTTTCTGCCATGTTTAATGAAGTTTATTTAAATGTCTTTTATAAATATCAGCTTATTTTGTAAACCGTTCCCGTAATGTACAGGTAGTTATTTGTATATAAATAGGAAGGGAAGGTACAAAACCTCCCCCTCTAAATAATCTTACTGAATTAATAGATTCTACTTTACTTCAGTAACTACTTCTTCTTCTTTTACTTCTTCCGATGGAATGAATTCCCCGTTCTGTAAATCGATAGATCCTTTACCGTATTTCTCTTCTAACTCCTTAACTACAGAAGCTTCTTGCTCTTGTGTTTCTGTTAAGTATTGCTCGATATTAGCTTTACGAGTTTTTAAATCTATTTCTGCTAGGCCTACATTTCCTAGTTCAACTTTTACTGCTTGAACTCGTTTTTGGATTTCTTCAATTTGTCCTAACTCTTCTTTTGATAACTTTTGATTTGCCATTTTGTAACTTTAAATTAATCGATTAAATTATATATATTAATTAATATAAGAACTATTATTTAGTTCTGCAACTTATTTTTAATATTTTTTTTATTCTCCGTCTGCTACTGTTAAAGTAACTGAAGTTGGGGTTTGTAGTTCTGAGATTTGTGAATCTAATCCTCCTTTTAGAGATGTTACTTGCTCTTCTCCCATTGCTGCTTGTACCCATTCGATAATATTAGCATGAGTTAACTCATCAAAAGCAACAAAATCACTTTCTGAGTTAAATTGTAAAGCTTGAGTTCCAATGCTAGTTGCATTAAATGCGTTATCGTTTGCGTCTAAAGCATCAGAAGTAGCCGTTACTCTCCAATGTACGTTATATATAACGTTTGTTTGTCCTTCTTCAGAAGGATGTACATCTACTGTTTTACAGTCCCAATTGTAAGTATTCATATTTTATTTTATTAAGTGTTGAACTTTAGTTTATTGTTCTTTATATAAATATAGTAAAAAAAACTTTAACTACCAACTAGTATGTTGCTTGTATGGTTGCATAACCTCCGCTGAATTGTCCGAATATGTTGTATGAAAATGGTTTCCGGTATCCGTCACTCCCTATAGTTGTCCAAGATGTTGAGGCTCCTAAGCTAGTCCCGTTTATAACTAAATTAGTAAATGTAGGTCTAGTCCCTGTAAAGTATATGTACATAAAATCCACAGAAGAGTCGTGCCAATATAGTGCAGATACTGTGCTGCCGTCAAAAGAAGTATTACTTAAGGACCCCATAAAAAATGGAAACCGATTACTGTACCCATAAGCAGTTGTACTGTATGCTGTAGAGTTGGCAATAGTCATAGTCGAGGTAAAATTGTATGTTGCCGGTACAGTAAATGTTGCTATGTTTGAGCTATATACAATCCCTCCGTTGTCCTTTTGTTCAAACCATCCCCTTACTTTATAGGTATTTGATTCCAGTAATGATACTCCATTTTCAGTTACTGTCTGTGTTTTTAAACCGGTGGTATTATTCGCCCCTAAGTACGTAGCTGTTTGACAACCCGTGGCATTTCCTACGGTTCCGTTAGAGTATGATACAATAGGGGTTTGTGTAAAAGAAGCATTAGCAAATGTCCATCCTAAAGAATCTAGTCCTTGATTATTTTCTATTGCCTGTGAGTACGTATTAGTCCCTCCAGTTGTTGTTACTGATGTTCCTGCTGTTGTCAGGTTATTTGAACTGTTACTGTATACAAATCCTTTACTGGTTACAGTAGTGGTGCTAGTGACTTCAGTATTTGCTGTCCATTTGCTGGCGGTAACAGATTCAAGATCTCCATATGAAGTTCCTGCTGAATTTGTCGCCCAAGGTTTCCAGTAGTTTCTTGCATTGTTGTTTATATCTGTAACAGTAAACTTAGCTGTAAAATTAGTAGTAGTAGGGCTAGTAGCGCCGACTGTGCCGGCAGGAGTTGAATCGATAAATGTATTCGGTAGTGAGGGTGATGTAAACGTTGCAAAACCAGTTTCTATATCATCACATATATCTTCTATAAAATCTACAATGTCACTTGGATCCCCACTAAAATTAGTCAAGCCCCCAGTATTCGTTGCATAGGCGTTGTATAAATCATGTAAATTTGTAGACCCATCAGTACTGTTAAAATTAGGTATTGTTCCTAAAACAGATATAGTACATACATTAGCAACCGCCTGATTAGTCAAAGTACCCATTATAGTAGTTTCTTCAGCCCCCTGAAATTGATCATCTCCATCTCCATCCGGAGAGTTGTCTGTTATAAGTATAATCATTCTAGTTACTCCTGATCTAAAACTTCCTGCTAGACTATGGTTTAATACTCTGTCAATTGCAGTGTCATTTGGTTCTGGACCGTTAGCACCACTTCCTATTAACATACTTGTAGAACTGTTAGTAGATCCATCTAAATACCCTATTTTTGTATCAAAATCTGTTTTATTTGCGTTTGCAAAAGGAACTAGAGCAGCTAACCACACTTCTCCTGAATTATATTTGTTTGCAGAAGCTAAGTTAGAAACAGCAGTATTATTACCTGTCCAGTACGAAGGAGTACCACCATCATCTCCTCCAGTTTGATCAATCAAAACTGCTGCTAACCTGTAATCACCACCAGACTCTGAAGCAACTTTATTTGATATAGCAGCTACGTTAGTTTTTAAAGTTTGCATATCATCGCTCATACTATATGTATAATCTAATAAAAAAACAACATCCATTGCTTTATTACAGGGTATAGCTTGAAAGTCATGGTCATAGGCATAAAACTCACCCATTCTAAAAGAAGCTACATTATCAGGGTGGTTTGGACTCTGTTGATTTGTATCATCATAATCCTCACTCTGACCATACTGATCACCTCCTTGGGTGATATCTCTTAGACTGTATGGTCCACTCCCGTCATCACCGTCGTTGTAGTCATTGCTGAGTTTTTCATTAGCTATAGAAAATAAGCTTAACTGTCCGCTTCCAGGTACTGCCATATTATTCCCAAGGTTTTTCTAGTCCGTAATCCATTGGTACTTTCATATTTTGGATTAGTGCATCTAGGTTAGCTTTTATATTTGAATATGCTGGATGTGCTTCTATCCAGCTTATTACTTGTTGTTCTGTGATACTACTGAATTCTGTAAAACTTTCGGGGTTGTATTCCACTGATATATGGTTGTTTGTAACTTGTTGGTATTCTCCGTCAACTATAGCTGTTTCAAAAGATACTGCTGTTACAACATTTTGTTTACCGTCAAAGTTTGGTGCTCCCTGTAGGTGGACTACGTTAATAGTGTATGTTGCTGCCATTATTTTATCTGTTTTTTAAGTTCTTCTATTTCTGCTTTTAATTCTTTTATTGCCTCAATAAGTACCCCGGTTATGTTACCGTACGCTACTGATTTCATCCCGTTTGTGTCGGTACTAACTACTTCCGGTAGTACTTCTTCTATTTCTTGTGCTATAACTCCTATCGATTTATTTGTTTCCCCGATTTTATTGTACTCAACTCCTCTTAATTTAAGTAATTTATCGGAAGCATTTTCAATAGTCTTTATATTTTCTTTTACTCTTCTGTCTGAAAAAGCTAGGACATCTCCTGTGGCTCTTATCGTACCGGCTACATCTAATTTATAACTAGGTGTATCGTCTCCAATTCCTACGTTTGTGTCTAAAATATTAAAAAGACCTGTTGCTTCTAGAACACTAGCGCTATTAACACCTGGATCAGTAGCGGAAGTTCCTGCATGTTCCCAAGTACCAGTTCCCTTTGTGACAGAATACCAGCTTCTTAAACTATGAGTAGGTATAAACATATACAGATCATAATCATTTGTAGCTGAATTATCCCATTTTAACTCAATAGTATTTGAATTACCTCCCGTTCTTTCGTACCAAGAATTATATTTAGCTCCTCCTGGACCAGTGCTGCTTCCGTTAGAAGTTTTTATAAACAGTTTAATTAAATAATCTTGCGTATTGGTTGCGTTATAGCCTACATGTCCTGCAATTTCTATAACAGCTGTAGAGCCACCTTGAACAAAACTTTCTAGTGTTCCTATTTTGTACCAACCTGCTGTTCCGCTGGTGGATGGTAATAGATGCTTTTTAGACTGTATAATACCATCAACGTGTAATTCGTCTATTGGACTATCCGTCCCAATCCCAACTTTACCGTTCGCTATCCTAACTACTTCACTGGTGTTTCCATCGTAAATAGCCATATCAGCACCTGCGCCATCCCAATCTCCTATTAAGAACAAATCATTATTAGAATCATACTTAGCAAAAGCAGCAGCTCCTAATGCAATTCCATCACCGTGTACATCTAACTTGTACGAAGGATTAGTTGTTCCAATACCGACTTTACCATCGTGGTCAATTCTTAAAGCCTCATCTAATGTTTCATCATTTTGTGTAATAAAAAATCCTAAGCCTGTACTTGAATCTGTATCACTTGCGCTTTCTCTAATAGCAGCAATACTAGCTCCTACTAAACTATCTCCCGGTGTTCCAGAGTCATTTCCTGCTATTCTAAATTTAATACCAACTCCTTCGCCTCCGGCTTGATTAATTAAATTTCCATCATCTCTTGATGAAATAGTATATGGATAATCTATGGTTGAGGCCGCTGATAATTGTTGACTAATTTCTAATAAAGATGTAGGACTAGTCGTTCCTATTCCTACTTTATCATCAAAGTAAGATGTACCACTAGCATTTACATTAAAAATTGGTACGCCTGATATATCTGAGACTGTAAATAAGTCTCCGGTTAAATCGTCTGTAACTGAGAATAGCTGGCCTTGTGTTCCTTGTACGTCAAGAACTGTTTTATTAGTAGTTGTAGTACCTTGAGTTTGTATAGTTACTTGTCCGCCATACAGTCCATTTAAAGACATTACTGGTGTGTCAGTAGCAGCAACTCCGTCTCCAACTATAAAATCTGCTCCGTGGATATTTGAATTTGGTTTTATCATTAAATGATCCTCGCCGTCAACAAATCTTATGTTTCCTACAATTTCTAAAGTATCTCTAGGGGTAGTCGTCCCGATCCCAACTTTTCTTTCTGACCCATCAACGAATAGTATAGCAGCACCTGAATCTCCATCTCCAACTGCTAAATCTGCTTTTGAAGATTCAGAATTAGGAGAGTACCAGTTTAACCATAAGTCTTTACCACCCTGTGCATTTACCCATAGGTTACCATTTTCATTTAATTCAATTCTTCCTCCAACATTACCACCAGACTGATCTGATTTAAAGTCAATACGAGGAGTATTACTGTCAACTGTTAAATCACCTGTTAATATTCCTCCTCCAATTGGTAAGTATAAACCAGCATGATCTCCATGATCTGTAGGTATCGTAGGTTTATTAAGTATTAAAGCATCACCACTAGTTGCATTCCAATCCGATTGTACATTTACCTCTGCATTATTGGCAACTCCAGTAGCAGTTGAATAGCCTGCTGCGGTGTGAGTTCTATTAGTAAAAGCATTTAAGTTACTAGGTTCTGTCGCCTGATCAGTTGTAGTATTTTCATTATACCAAGTAAGAGTAGGGCTTCCTTCTGTAACACTGTCTTTTAGTATATAATCAAACTCTCTCCAACCGCTTGTTTTAACCCATATTTCTACAGTGTCACCAGATATAGTGTATTTTATCCACCCATTAGTTCCTTCTAATGTTTTAGTTGGATTAAAATCCTCATACCATGCACCATAAACAACTGCTGTGGTGTTGCCATCGCTATGAAGATGCATTCCTGCTGTTCCTGATGCATATCTACCTGTCCATTCAAATGTAGCATTATAGTCAACGTAACTTGACGGAACGACTAAAGTAGCAAGTTTATGATATCTCACTCCTCCACTATTTCCATAACCGAGTCTAATCCAGTTTGCTCGATAGTTTGTTTTTAAATAAACTCCATTATGTGCTCCATAATCTGGAGGTATAGTAGGTTTATTAAGTATTAAAGCATCTCCAGAAGTTGCATTCCAATCCGCTTGCACATTTGCTTCAGCGTCAGTTGGAGCGTGTGTAGATGTTGAATGGGTATACGCAGTATCATATTGACCTTTCACAGTATCTGATAATTGGTCTGTAGTCCATACCCGTGCCCAGTCTGTTTGCCATGTGTTACTTTGTTTACTTTTTATGTATAACTTGTTAGCATGAAAATCCTGGA